AATAACTTTAAATCATACGGGCTGTCTAACAATACGGCTAACACCAATTTGTATACTGTGCCACTAGCGACACAGACCACAGCCATTGGTTTAGTTGTTGCAAATAAGACACAAGGTACAGTAACAGCAAGCGTACAAATTAACCGCTCAGGTGGTAATTATTACATTATTCAATCAGCACCTATTTTGACTGGTTCATCATTGGTTGTTATTGGTGGTGACCAAAAAGTGGTATTACAAGCAAACGATTCTGTTTCTATATCATCTTCCGCTAATACAGATGCCTGGATTTCTGTACTAGAAATATCATAAGGTAAAAAATGTCTTATCTAGGTTCAAGTACCACTCTTTCAGACCCAACCAGATATACACCTAGAACCGAACAGGTTCTTCAAGGTAATGGTTCAACGACCACATTTACTTTACAGTATTCAGTATCACAATCAACAGATATTCTGGTTACAGTTGAGAACGTTGTTCAACAACCAGACTATGCCTATACAGCAGTTGGTAATGCTCTTGTATTTACTGGTGCTCCACCAGCAAATGCTTCTAATCCAAATAACATTGTTGTTGTATATAATAGAACAGCAGGTTTGACTGGTACTGTACCTGATGGTTCAATTACTTCAGGTAAATTGGCAACTAACATTAGATTGTTAGCAACAGACCAGTTTACAGGTAACGGTGTTGTATCAACATTTGCTTTGTCTGATTATCCAGCAGATGCAAACTCATTGGTAGTTACAATTAACGGTGTCGGTCAAGCTGCACCAGCAAACTACACGATTGCTAATAACATCATTACATTCACTTCACCACCATTGAATGGTGCTAACGTAGTGATTCGTAACTTAGGTTTCAGAACAACACAAACTCTATTTGCTCTAAGTGCTGGTACACCAATCGTACAACCACAGATTACTGGTGGTAACCATTTATTAGCAAGTAACTTATCTACAACAGGTAACGTATCTGTATATGATAATACTGGTACACAATTGAAAGCACAGATTGGTCCTAACTATGTGTTGACATCTAATCCATTCTTTCTAAATAGCAATACAGTATCAGCGAACGTAACAATACCAGCAGGTTACAATGCTTTCGCTGTAGGTCCTCTAACACAAGCCGCCAACGTACAGATTACGGTTTCTGGTGGTTCTAGATATGTTATATTCTAAGGTTAAAACATGGCACTAACATATGACGGCACAGCCGGTATAACATTTAATGATGGCAGTCAGATTAATACGGCAAGCCAACTTGGTATGCGTAACCGTATTATCAATGGTAACATGGCAATTGACCAAAGAAATTCTGGTGCTCAAATTACGGCAAATGATGTCAGTTATCCAGTAGATAGATTTAGATTTAACAATTCACAATCTTCAAAATTGGTAGCACAACAGATGAATTCTGCCAACACATCTGCTTCAAATTATGAATCAGGTTCGGCTCCAATTGGTTTTACGAATTCATTAAAAATAACATCTTCTTCTGCATATTCAATTTCATCTTCTGATTATTTTGCTATATGCCAATTTATTGAAGGTTATAATATTGCCGATTTTAATTGGGGAACAACAAATGCCTCAACAGTTACTTTAAGTTTTTGGGTAAAAAGTTCTTTAACTGGTTTGTTCGGTGGTACTATTTTAAATAGTGCTGCAAATCGTGCTTATCCATTTACATATACAATCAATTCAGCAAACACTTGGCAATATATAACCATTACAATTCCTGGTGAAACAACAGGAACTTGGTTGAGAGACAATGGCCAAGGATTATTATTGTTCTTAGGTCTTGGAGTAGGTTCGTCAGGAAGTGGAACACCAGGTTCATGGGCAAGTGGTAGTGTTTATCGTTCCGCTACTGGTGCTACATCGTTAGTTGGTACAAATGCCGCCACATTCTACATCACAGGTGTTCAATTAGAAAAAGGCGCTGCAGCCACACCATTTGATTACAGGCCTTATGGTACAGAGTTTATGTTATGCCAGAGGTATTATGAGACAAGTGGTTTAATTTCTTGGTCTGGATCAACTAATAACGGGTCAACATATTATATGACAATAAATTTTGCAACACCTAAAAGAGCAGCTCCAACAGTTGTTACTTCTACAGCTGATACATCTGGATTTGCAGGCGCTCCTACGGCTGGAAATATATCCACATCAACAGCAGAAGGAACTAACGTGGCAAATGCAAGTGTAAACCCAGGTAGATTTCGTTTCACATTTACAGCATCAATAGAATTATAAAATGTATACATTACTTCCACAAGATTTAATAACAAACGCCCCAAAAACTGTTCAAAGAAGTTTGGACAGAGCATCTATTCCATTTGACTCAAACAACACAGACTACCAACAATTCAAAAAAGACCTAGCTAACGGTGCTGAACTCAAAGATGCTACAGGTAATGTAATGACTTCACAAGCAGTCACAGAATTTTTACAGGGATTACAATAATGAGTATTGTATTAGATGGTTCTGCCGGAATAACTTTTCCTTCAGGTAATACACAAAGCAATGCAGCTCTTATTACTTCTGGTGGTACAATTGCTGGCAATTTAGCACTTGGTGGTAACTTAACATTCAATGCAGGCACTAACGGTATCACATTTAATAATACTGGTGCTACTGTAAATAGTTCGTTGAATGATTACGAGACAGGTACTTGGACACCTGCTTGTTATTTTAATGGTTCTGCATCTAGCGGACAAGCTGGTGCTTTTAATGGTTTTTATACAAAGGTTGGAAATTCGGTTGTAGCAACCGGAAAAATTGATTTAACAAATTTAGGAAGTGGAACAGGTAATTTTACTATTGTAGGTCTACCATTTTCGGCAAATTCAAATTCAAACTTTAGAACAATTGGAACAATGTTTTGGAGTTCAACATCCTCGTCTCTTATAACAATAGTTCCATTACTTTCCGCTGGTTCAACTTCTATAGAAATTTTAGGATCAACATCCGCAACAAATGGTTTATCAGATTTAACAAATTCTAATTTAAGCAATAGCACTTCTTTAAGGTTTGCTATAAGTTATATTACATCTTTCTAATTCATACATAATGACATCATTAGGCTCACGAACTAAATAATACCATGCCAATCATAACAGCCGTATCATCACCAACCACAGCATTAATCACCAGCACATCTGATGCTTCTGGTAATATTTCGTTTGTTACTGCCGGTTCTACGGCAATGACACTTGATACAAATCAGAATACTACACATACAGGTTCGGTTTCAGCACCAAATACATTCAGTTATAAAAATCGTATTATCAATGGTGATTTCAGAATCAGTCAATATAATGCCAACAGTTCAGTTACTGCTGTTCATAACACATATGCAATTGATAGGTTTGTTCCTTTCTTAGATTCTTCAGGTTATTTTAATATTGGCCAGAACTTAAATTCGGCAAATCCACCAGCAGGATTTACAAACTATCTAGGGGTACAATCCACTTCTACATACGCACAATCTGGTGGTAACAGATATGGTATTAGAATGAAGATGGAAGGATATTCTATTGCCGATTTGGCATGGGGTACCGGTTCAGCCAAAGCAGTTACATTAAGTTTTTGGGCGCAATCAAGTCAAACAGGTAATTATGGTGGATGTATTCAACAAGGTACTGGTGGATACAACTACTTATTTTCATACAATATTACTTCTGCAAATACATGGCAATTCTTTACAATTGTAATTCCCGGTCCAACAGGTGGTGGTACATGGACAACCAACAGTAATACTGGATGGACACTATGGTTAGATGTTGGTTCAGGTACATCGAATCAAGGTACTGCATACACTTGGGGAAATACAGGTTTAGCACCAACAGGTTCTGCAACTATTCTGAATGCAACCAATACAACATTATATTGGACAGGTTTTCAATTAGAAAAAGGTAACATTGCAACACCATTTGAATATTTGGAATACGGACATCAATTGAGAATGTGTCAAAGATATTACTGTACAGGTTTTAGTTATCCAGTAATTATTGCTGGCTCAACCACATCTATACCAGTGGTTAAATATCCTGTTGAAATGAGAGCAGGTCCTTCCGTAAGTTACACTTCTGGTTTATATTCATGGAATCCTGTAAGTTCGAATCAACCCATAAACTCAGTTAGTTCAATACCTTCCGATGCTGCAGGAACAAGCGGTACTCGTTTTAATACTACAACTTCTGGTATGTCTTCTGTAACGGCAGGTATGGCAGGATTTACATATCAAGCAGTAACAGGTGTCGGTAGTTTCAATTTCTCAGCGGAGCTATAAAATGTTCACATATCAGTTATGTCCAAAAGATAAAGATGGAAAAGACCAAGGATGTGTTAAAAGGTCAGATGGTTGGGTAATTCCTTTTCATCCTGATAATACGATGTATCAAGAATACTTGAAGTGGGTTGCAGAAGGTAATACGCCTTCTCCCGCTGACGAATAAATAAACAAATAACATAGAGAAATTCAATGAGTTTACAACAGATTACCGCTAACGATATTCTAAGCTTACCTGCAAACACGGTAAGTAATACTCAGTTTACGGCCGGTGCGGTTGAGAATTATATGACATCGACTGGCGTACCATTCAGCTACAGAAACATTATTCATAATGGTGAGATGTTGATTGACCAACATTTCAATGGTGCAAATACCGTAATGACATCTTCTATGGCCGTAGATAGATGGGGCGGAAATTGTTATAGTGGTACAACTGCAAACACACTTTATTCACAACAAGTAGTTGATGCACCGACAGGTTTTTACAATTCATTAAAAATTACATGTACTTCAGGTGTAGCTACTTCTTCTAATGCTAACGGTAGAAGAAATCTTTCGCAATATATTGAAGGTGTATTCTCAAATCATCTGAATTGGGGCACAACATATGCAAGACCAATAACAATGAGTTTTTGGGCTAAAAGTTCATTAACTGGTGCTCATGCTGTTAGTTTGCAATCAAATAATCAAGCATATTCATATGCTACAACTTATACAATTTCAACTGCCAATACTTGGCAATATTTTGTATTAAATATTCCTGCACCACCATCTGCATCTTCTGGAAATTGGACTGCAAATAATATAGCAAACATATTAACATTTTGGGATTTAGGCCAAGGTTCTTCTATTACTGCTTCATCATCAGGTCAATTAAATTCATGGCAAGCAGCAGACTTACGTGGTTATGCTAATGCAGTTCATATTGCTGATACAACTGGTGCTACATGGCAGATTACTGGTGTTCAAATGGAACCAGGTACTACTGCAACACCATTTGAACATAGACCATATTCATTAGAGTTTGCTATTTGTCAAAGATATTTTGAACAATCGTATGATTATGGTGTTCTTCCTGGAACAGCTACAACCGCAGGACAGATTGGTAGTTCAGGTATCCAAGGAGGAAATACAACAGGTGAAATAGATGCTGGGTTTAATTTTAAAGTTACTAAGAGAGCTTCTCCATCTTTAAATTATTGGGACACCGCAGGTAACTCAGGTAAATGTAATAGAACGCAAATGGGTGTATCGCAAACAAACAATCAATCTGTTGCAACCAATTATTCAGGAACAAATAATGTTGTTGTATATTCAGGTTCTGGTGTAAGTGCTGGTCAAATATACTTCCACTATACTGCTTCTGCGGAGATATAATCATGTACGAAATTTACACATCACCAGTTGGCGAACAATACATATTAAGATTAGAAGATAACGCACACATTCCAATGGTTGAAGGTAATATGGATTACCAAAAATATTTAAAGTGGGTTAGTGAAGGTAATACTGCTAACACAATACAGGGATAATAAATGAGTTTAACACAAGTACAAACTGGTATGATTTCTGGAGTACCTATTCAGGTCTCTACGAATGGTGCTATCACAACCGTAAGTTCTAATAATGCTTCAGCCATTACACTTGATGGTGCACAGAACGCTACGTTTACTAATGCGGTTAAGACAAGTACAATTACTACAACTGCTGGAAATAATGGTGCTTTGGCAGTAAATGCCAGCACAACATTTAATAATAATATTTCAGCACCAAACACATTCGGTTTTAAGAACCGTATTATTAATGGTAATATGGCAATCGACCAAAGAAATAGTGGATCACTTATAAATCCGGCAGTTAATGGTTCTTATTGTGTAGATAGATGGACAACAAGAACCAGCCAAACCACATATTATAAAATACAACAAAATGCAGGTTCGGTAACACCACCTCCAGGGTTTTCAAATTATCTAGGAGTTACATCATTAAATTCATCATCTTTAGGATCTACTGATTATGCTTTTATTGCTCAATACATTGAAGGTTTAAATTGTCAAGATTTAAATTGGGGAACTTCAAACGCTAAAACCATAACACTTTCTTTTTGGGTGCAATCATCTTTAACAGGAACTTTTGGTGGTGCAATTAGAAATTACCAAAATAGTTCTAATGGTTGTTATGTGTTTTCTTATAACATTCCAGTCTCAAATACTTGGACTTATGTTTCAGTTACTATTCCAGGACCAACGACAGGAGGTTCTTCTCAATGGCCAACAACCAACTCTGGATTTTTAGAGCTTGATTTTACTTTTGGTGTTGGAGCTACATATTCTGGTTCACCAGGTTCTTGGTTATTAAGCAATAATATTGCTCCTACCGGAGCAGTATCCGTAGTCGGTACATCAGGCGCAACCTTCTACATTACAGGTGTTCAACTAGAAGTAGGAACTCAAGCAACATCTTTTGATTATCGTCCTTATGGTACTGAGTTGGCTTTGTGTCAGAGGTATTTTACTCAGTTAACAGCAGGTAGTGGAGCTTATACTGGTTTTGGAGCTGGTGTTTGGGGTGGAACTTCACAAGGAAATATATATTTAAAATATCCAACATCTATGAGAACCTCTCCTACATTTAATTATAGTAATGTATGCGTTAGCGATGGTGTTAATAATTTAAGCGTTACTTCTGTTACCAATTTCTTTGGTGGATCAGATAGTGGTCTGGTTACATTAGCTGTTAGTGGAAGTACAACGCAATATCGAGGCGCTTATTTATCTGCAAATAATAACACTTCTGCATATATTAATTTTTCAGCGGAGCTGTAATGTATAAATTACCAATAATATTTCAAGAACAAACAAAACCAACTTGCGTAATAAGATCCGATGGGGCGGCTATTCCATTTGATCCAGACAACACAGACTACCAACAATTCAAAAAAGACATCCAAAACGGAGTAGTCTTAAACGATGCTGAAGGTAATCCTATTACCGGAACGGCTCTAACGACCTTCTTAAACACATTGCCATAAATAGAATATAACATAAAGAATAACACATGACTTCCGTGGCTCATTTATATCGTATAGAGAACCTGAAAACAGGTGAATACTATATTGGTAAACACAATGGAATTACACAGAAGAAAACTCAAAGCAATAAATTGTATTGGGGTTCTGGTGATAGAATAAAAAGACAAATTAGGAAGTATGGTGTAGAGAATTTTAAATATGAAGTTTTGGTAATTGCTGAAGAAGATTACATATATGACCTAGAGAAAAGGTATGTAACTGTGGATCTTATTGAGAGTGATGAGAAATGTTTGAATTTGGTGGGTGGTGGATTTGGTCCTAGTGGATTAACAGAACAAACCAGAAATAAACTCAGGTTATCTACCCTTAACGAACGTAAAAAAAATCCAGAAAAATGGAAAGAAGCTGCAAAAAAAGCAGGCCTCAATAAAAGAGGAATAATATTTTCCGAAGAACACAGAAAAAAAATCAGCGATGCTGGTAAAGGTAAAGATCCTTGGAATAAAGGCAAAACAAATACTATATCAGAAGAAGGTTTAAAAGTTTTAAAAGAAAAATGTAAAAAACTTACTTCTAATATGGTTTGGGTGAATAATGGATTACAAAATAAAAGACCACAAAAAGAAGATGTTCAAAAATATCTAAATGATGGATGGGTTGAAGGTAGATTGCGTGATTATATTGATGATAAATATAAAGAACAATGTAGACAAAGAAGTTTTAAGCGTTGGCAAAAAACTAAGAATTCTGGAGAATAAAAATTTCTTATTTAGGATCAGTTCCCACATCCGGCACCTTTCGTAGTGATTACTTTTCGGGTAATGGCTCTGCTACGACCTTTAATTTGTCATACGGAACAGGGAATGAAAGCTCTGTTCTTGCCATTATTTCTGGTGTAGTTCAGGCTGCCTATACATACTCTTTAAATAACGGACAAATTGTATTCTCTGCACCTCCACCAGCAGGTACTAACAATATTGAAATCAGGTACCTTGGAGAAAAGGTTCTTGTAAACCCATATCTGTCTGCTGATTCATTTGGTATCATCAGAATTAATTCAAACATCATCACAACAAACACAGTAATCTCTTTAGGTTACAATGGTAGTTCTACTGGTCCTATTTCAATTGCCAATGGTATTACTGTACAAGTATCTAATAACTCAGTCTGGAAGATAATATAATGGCAGGAACAATTCAAGCTGATTTTCTACAACCACAATCTTCTGCTGGTTTAAGTATTCTAAATCCATCAGGTAACACCGTGATGGCATCGGTTAACTCTGCTGGTATCTTCTCATCTACTGGTTCTTTGTTGGTTGCTAATACGGGTAACGTATTTACTACTGGAAATATAGTCGCTTCAAATGTATCTACAAGTATTATATCAAATGCAAATGGCGGTACCAACTTAACTTTAAATACAAACAATACTACTTCATTAGCATCTACATTGTATATGAATGGTAATATATCATTCGCCAATGGTGCTGGTGGTATTATATTTAATAATGCTTCTGCTACCACAAATAGTACATTGAATGATTATGAAGTGGGAACATATACTCCAACAGACCAATCAGGAGCAGGATTAACTTTTACTTTTGCAAGAACTTCTATCTATACAAAAATTGGTAATCTTGTAAATGTACAAATAGATATGACATTTCCATCAACAGCAAATTCTAGCACAGCCTCTATAAGTTTACCCTTTACAAATATAAATTTTTATGGTGGTGGAATATTGATTGAAAATGGTGGATATGGATCAGTATTAAGCTCGGAAGTTGCTGCAGGTGGGTCTACATTTTCTATATTAAACACAGCTTCAAACAGCGGTTTGACAAATGCTAACTTGAGTGGAAAAAGACTTATTTTCTTGATTAATTACCGTGCGACATTCTAAATAACCGAATATAACATAAAGTAAAACCATGGCAGGAATTTTAATAGTCGACCAAATACAAAACTCATCAAACACCTTGTTGATTAACTCAGGTGCTTTGGCGGCTAATACCGTTGGTACTTCTCAGATTCAATCTGGTATTTCTTTATCTGGTAATATTGGTGTTGGCCAATCTTCTCCTGCATATGCACTAGATGTTAAATCTTCTAGTAGCGGAGATACAGTTCGTTTCAATGGTAATGGTGGTATACCTTCATTCTTATACACAGATAGTGTGTATTTTGGATTAGCTGATGCATCCAGTTTAGGTGGCAATGCAATTTATGGAAACCATTCTTCAAATTATGTAAGTATTCAGACAAATGGTACGGAAAAAGTTCGTGTAGATACTTCTGGTAATCTGAATATGAAAACATCTAACGCAGGTATCGTGTTTAATAACGGTTCTGCTTCTGTAAATAGTACACTCAATGATTATGAGACAGGTACTTGGACTCCAACTCTTGTTGGTTCTTCATCAAACCCAACTTGTACATATGCCTTCAATTATGGTTACTATACAAAAATAGGAAACACAGTATATATTCAGGCATTTGTTGGGTTAAGTGCAATTTCTGGTGGTAGTGGTTCTCTACAAATGAATGGATTACCTTTTTATTGTTCCGCATCCACAAGATTTTATCCAACTTTTTCTTGTAATGTTCAGTATTTAAATTTGGGAGCAAGTTTAACTAACATTCAACCTTACATGAACGTGAACACCAATTATTTGGCATTTTTATGTTGTGGTAATAACATTGCTTGGCAAAATCCAACAGTTAGTGGAGTAGCTAGTAATTTCAGCATAATGCTTTCCGGAACTTACTTAGCACAATTCTAAAGACCCACAACATTAAACCAGAACTAAATAAATTTTTAAATACCTAATCCGGATTAGATTAGGCGGACATTAAAACAAGGAGAAAATTATGTCAACATTATCCAAAGTAACAGTAATCGACAAGATTGAAGTCTTAGAAGACCACACTCTACAAATTCGTCAAGCAACCAGAATATTAGAAGATGATAAGGAATTGTCTTCTTCTTTTCACCGTTGGGTGCTTCATCCTGGTGCTGACCTAACTGGTCAAGATGCAAAAATAGTTGCTATCGCTAATGCTCTATGGACACCAGAAGTAATTTCCGCCTACGAAGCTGCAGCACAAGCTAATACGGTTAAATAATATAGGACAATAAATGTCAGGTACCTTAAACGCCAATTATGTACAGTCTGATGTAGGTGCAAACCTATACTTTAATACTGCTGTTTCTTCAGGTCCAGTAATTGCTACTGTGCCTGTGTATACTGGCGCAGGTGCTGCAACGCCATTAGGTGGTGCTACCAATCCAGTTTCTGGTGGTATTCAATCAGCAAACAATTATATTCAGAAGTATGTTTATAATACCGCTAACGGTACATATACTTCTGCCGACTTTACTGCCTATCCTGCCAACGGTACTGATGCTGCTGGTTGGGTTGATATGGGTATCACAAGTCTGGCATTTAATCAATACTCATACTCTGTAACTGGACCAAACGAAGGTTACATTCTGATGTCTGCTCCTAGTGGTAGTAATACATCAGGTAACTTGGTGTATGCTACTGATGCTACTGGTAATTACAACTCACATCAATGGTATGTAAACGGTTTCACTAATGCCAAAGCAAACGTTGCTATGACATTAGATAAGAATAGTAATTTGAAAGTTGCGGGTACCGTTTCTGCAACAAATACATTTGGTTTTAAGAACCGTTTGATAAATGGTGCTATGATGATTGACCAAAGAGCCAACGGTGCAAATACATCTCTTAATGGTAGTACAGGTAGTCAAATAGGTATTGATAGATTCCAATGTAATAATTATGGTACAGGTTTGACAGCAAACTCAATGTACTATCAATTGATGACTTCATCAAATACTGCTGCTCCAAATTATGAAGTAAATTCTGCACCACCTGGTTTTTCAAATTCATTAAAAATTACTTGTACAAATGGTCAAGCAACATCTGGTCTATCAGCTATTCGTAGAAATATTGAAGCTACATTAGAAGGTTATGTAATTGCAGATTTAGGTTGGGGTACTGCTAACGCTAAAACTTGTACGCTATCATTTTGGGCAAAATCAAATCAAACAGGTACATTTGCTATAGGTATTGAAAATTATTATGGTACAACAAGTTATGTTACCACATATACAATTTCTGCTGCAAATACTTGGACCTATATTACACTTACAATTCCTGGGCCAACAATTGGTGGTCAAGGAACAACAACTGGATTTCCTACCGACAACAACGGTTCAGCACAAATATTTTGGGATTTAGGTCAAGGGTCTTCGATTTCTCAAAGTAATTCTGCAAACTTAAACACATGGTTATCTGGCGATTATCGTGGTTTCACAAGTGCAGTTCACATTGGGGATACGTCAGGTGCAAACTTTTATATAACTGGCGTACAATTTGAAGTTGGTCCACAAGCTACTCCATTTGATTGGAGACCATACGGTATGGAACTTGCATTATGCCAAAGATATACTTATGTTTATAATAATACAGGTCTAAGTGACCAAACTTATGCTTATTCTCCATATAGTCCAGCAAGTTACACATCGTTACCAAATTCATCAGCATCAATGCCAATATATTTCCCTGTAACAATGAGGTCTGCTGCAACTATTTCAAATGTAACCGGCGGTAGTGCTTCATCATTAAACAGACAAACAGCATCTGCTTCTCAAGTTGTTTTCCAATGGTCATCAACATCATCAGGTAGTGCTTATTATGTTGGTAGTTTTATTGCATCTGCGGAGATTTAATCATGTATCAATTATACGGTAAACACGAAATAACAGGTCAAGATATTCAAGCAATTAAACGACTTGAAGATAATGCTAGTGTTCCTTTTGACCATAACAACGTTGATTTTCAATTGTTTATTAAGTGGTTAAAAGAAGGTAATACACCAGAACCTGCAGCCAATACAACATTAGATTCTAATTGGGTTTCTAATATGCTTTCTGGTTATGGTTCAATAAATATAAAAAGACTATAAAAAATATCTACCTTACTATGAACACACTAATCACCGTACTTAAAAACAAAACAGTTTTATGGTCAATCTTTATTGCTGTATTATCAGTACTACAAGGTTTTCTATTTGAACTATCATTGACACCAATACACCAAATGATTGCTGGTATTGTAATATCTGTTGTCATAGTGTTGTTGAAATTTATTGAAACACCTGCATCATAAATAAAAGAATAACAGAGAATAAGAAATGCCATTAAGTACCATCGGAACCAATGCAATAGCAAACAATGCCGTACAGTCATATGACTTGGCTCCAGGTGTTGGTGCTCAGTTTATTGACACACAATCTCCAGCAGTTATCTATTACAATGGTCAGAACGTAACATCAAACATTGTTATTGCTGGTACTCTTAATGCTTTCTCGGCTGGTCCAATCACAATCAACTTAGGTCAATCAGTGACTGTTAACGTTGGTGGTGTATATACAATCATATAAGGTAGAAAATGCCAGGTACACTTAAATTAAAATCAGAAGCAGGGGGTTCGGTTGTATTGACCGCTAACACTAATGCGGCTACTGATTTAACTGTTAATATTTCACCAGTTGCCGGTACATTGGCAACATTGGTAGCGAATACAACTGGTCCATATTTTGCTCAGGGTGGTGTGGCAGGTAACGG